GCTGCTGCAGAGGTGGCTCGTTATAACGGGATGGTACGTGCATTTGCAATCGCTCCTACCGCTTCATGTTCGTACCGCTACACCGACTTACTGGGCTTCACAACAACGCCAGAAATTGCTCCCCCGATCTCTCGGCAAGTGGATCGCGATAGCGCCACTTTTGGGGTTCAGTCTTTCGACTACGGCAATGTGGAGATTGCCAGTGAGGTAGGTTGGGATAATTATAGAAAAGTATCTAACGGTATTGTTAGGTTACTTGACAATACGGGACTTCTTCATGGGTACTCATTCAATAGTTGGTCCGATGTGGTCACCTATAACGAGGAGTTTATCGAAGAGTGGCTTGCGTCACCGCAAACCTCCCTTTATTATTCTCTCCAAGTTATGGGTGATACTCAGGATAAATCAGATGTCTATGCGGCGCTGAAGGATGCTGATATCGATGCGTACTTGGGGGACATTTTAAACGAACCTCCAATTACTTGTGATTGCGGCGAATGAACCCTTATCAAAAACTACTTAATAGAAAGCGTACCTGGACACCAGTTCAAACATCAGCTGGTCAATTGGTGGAGGGTGCAGAAGAAACAATCTTCCGTGCCATGGCAATGCGCCACATGGAGCTACCCGTTGGCGACTTTATTAAAGACTCTCTAGATGAAATTCCAGACCTATCGCGGGACCTACTGCGATCCAATATCACAGACGAAGAGAACCACGATGTGGCTCTCGGTTACATCACCAACGCTCTTGGGATGGATGAAAAAGCTGAGGCGGAAGCAAAGCGAATTAGAGATGCGTGGACGGCGCATCCAGATCACACGGTCCTCAAAGCAATGGTGGCCGAGCGTGCAATCTTCTTCGTATTACTCCCATTCTTCCGCTTTAATGGTGACGCTGGCTTACGAACGGTAAGTGCCGATATAAGTCGTGATGAACAGATCCACGTTGCCGCTAATTCTTTGGTCTGCCGTGAGTTGGGCCTTGTGGTCTCTCCAAGTCTTGACAAATTGAGAAAGGCTACCATTAATTGGGTGATGCAACCGTTAGGCAAGTCTACCAATAGATATTTGGACAAAAAATTTTGGCTGGATCAGAGTGACTCTTTGATGTATTCAGGTAAGGCAGAAGGTCTTCTTGAAACAAAGCGGTCACGGATGCCAGCATTCTTTGAGCATAACAATGTTGACCTCCCTCAGTACGCTTGAACTTGGACTCACTGTTGACAAGCTTCTTTCAATATTGGAAGATACTTTTCCACCAGTGAAAGCAAGCCCAACGGATAGGATTGAAAACATTATGTACCACTCTGGTCAAAGGAGTGTGGTCGAGTACATCAAACAACTAATTGAGGAAGAATAATGGCACAGCTAAGCGCAAAGCAAGCTGAAAAACTAAAGAATGTAGTCACAAATTCAAAGTCAACAAATACGTTATCCATTGCCAACAATAAAAGCACAGCGGCACAAGCACCTAAATCAAACTTATCCCCAGTTTCAAATCTGACGATAGGTCAAACGAAAGCTGCATCAGGCCAAGGTCCGCTGGCTCCGATATCTTCGGGGACTACAAGCAGCCCTAGTATGAGCATTGGTGGTGCTAACACAAACACATCATCAAGTACGGCTGCAAGTACCAATCCAATTTATACAAGACCTCCAGGACCACCTGAAGGTTACACTGGACGTACTGATATTACTTCGTTCCGTGGTGACGAAGTGAAGCAGCTGGATAAGATGCTAAATATGTTTTACAGTGGCAATGAAAAACAAGTTGCTAGAGCTACAAAAGATTTAACAAAGTTTAGTGTACGGATGGTTGGTGGTCCCGGTAATGAACGTAGTTTCTTACCCGGTTCATACGAAGACATTATTGGATATGCCACCGGTTCAAAGCGAAACACAAAAGGTAGTATGGATAATACTTATTACCCAGTGTTTGGTAAAAAGCCTGCACCAACATTTAGCCCATCTGAAGAGACTGGAATGGTTGGAACTGGCGTAACACCTGAGGCATTGCCTGTGCCTGAAGCAGTAACTCCGGATCCACCAACTTTTCCAGAATTCAATTTCACAATGCCTGATCCTGTGATGCAAGTCAACAGTGGAGCAGCGATTGCTGGTAATGCAACCGGCTTTAAACGTAAGGAATCAAAGGCAAAGAGTTCCGGGCGTACGAACAAAGGTACATCACAACTACGAATAAATCCCACAATGGGATCAAGTTCACTTGGTATTAATTTAGGTACATAACATGTCTGCTAAAACTAGGTATGACGCACTCACGCGACACCGTGCCCAGTTTCTTGACGTAGCTGTGCAATGCTCAAAGCTTACTCTTCCGTATCTTATACAAGAAGATGAGTATTCAAGCAGGAACACTTGGCGGAAACTTATCACACCTTGGCAAAGCGTTGGCGCAAAGGGTGTAGTAACACTGGCATCAAAGTTGATGTTGGCTCTGCTACCTCCTCAGACCAGTTTCTTTAAACTACAGGTGAATGATTCAAAGCTTGGAATTGATCTTCCTGCTGAAGCTAAATCTGAATTGGATCTTAGTTTTGCAAAGCTTGAGCGTATGGTGATGGATTCGATTGCTGCTAGCAGTGATCGGGTTGTTGTTCATCAAGCACTGAAGCACCTTGTAGTAGGTGGTAACGCACTAATCTACATGGGTAAAGATGGTCTTAAACTTTATCCGCTTAATCGCTATGTCATAGAACGAGATGGAAACGGTAACGTATTAGAGATCGTCACAAAAGAATTGGTTAACCGTAAGCTAATTGCTGGGTTTATTGATGAACCGGTTCCAAATGCTGTTGGTGATGACGGTTCTTCAACAGACGAAGACATAGAGGTGTACACACATGTACGACGAGACAACAATCGTTGGATGTGGCACCAAGAAGCTTTGAACAAAATCATACCAAACTCCATTGGTAAATCACCAATTGATGCTAGTCCGTGGCTAGTATTGAGGTTTAATACTGTTGATGGTGAAAGTTTTGGACGCGGTCGCGTAGAGGAGTTTCTTGGGGATCTTCGCTCACTAGAAGCTCTAATGCAAGCCCTTGTAGAGGGTAGTGCTGCTGCTGCCAAGGTTCTATTTTTGGTATCCCCTAGTAGCACCACAAAGCCACAAACAATTGCACAAGCTGGTAATGGCGCCATCGTCCAAGGAAGGCCTGACGACGTTGGTGTAATTCAAGTAGGTAAGACAGCAGATTTCAGAACTGCCTATGAAATGGCAGCCACACTTGAGCGACGTATTAGCGAAGCAATGTTGGTCATGAATGTCCGACAGAGTGAACGAACAACTGCTGAAGAAGTAAGAATGTCTCAGATGGAATTGGAATCACAATTGGGTGGCCTGTTCTCTCTGCTGACTGTTGAGTTCCTGATTCCTTACTTGAACCGTAAACTCAATGTGATGCAACGTACTGGTGAATTACAACGGCTACCAAAGAATCTTGTAAGGCCGACAATTGTTGCAGGTATTAATGCACTTGGTCGTGGTCAAGATCGCGAAAGTCTCACAGGGTTCCTGACGACTATTGCACAAACTCTTGGACCTGAATCGTTGATGAAGAACCTAAATCAAGATGAAGCGATTAAACGCCTCGCAGCATCTCAAGGTATTGATGTTCTTAATCTCATCAAGACACAGGAGCAACAACAAGGGGATATGCAGCAGCAAATGGCTATGCAAAAACAGCTGTCCTTGATTGGTCAGACTGCAGCTCTTGCTAAGGCTCCGATCTTTGATCCAAGTAAAAATCCAAACGCTCAAGAACAACTATTTAATGGACAAACAGCAGGCCAGCCGCCCACAACGGGTCAAGAACAAGCCGCTCCCCCCGGTTAGTAATCCACTAACTGAGGCGGATAGGGAAGCGTTCACAGAAAACAGATACGCACGTCGTACACAACTAATTGGCAAACCTACAATTGGTATTCCTAATAAGGTTGAGACGGTAGGTCTAGGCAAACTAAAAGTAGAAACATTTAATGGCATTCAATCTGACGTATGATCCTAGTGATGATCCGACTGCACTCGCAGAATCGGAAGCTAGGGATCAAGAAAACTACGCAATAGGTGAAAAATTAGAACAAGCTCAAGAGCAGCTTCTTGCTGGGAAATACCGCGATGCTGAAGAGCTGGAACAAGCCTACATTGAACTACAACGTAAGTTAGGGGATCGTTCATCTACTGATGGAGCTGAGCCTGAAGAAGAACCCTCTGAAGAAGAGCGTGAGGTGGAAGTCGAGGATGATGAAACTGTTGACTATTCACCAATCACTCGTCTAATTGAGGAGTCAAGTAGCGGAGAGTTTTCACAAGAAACTGTTGATGCTTTTGAACAAATGTCAGGAGCAGAAGTAGGCGACATGGTGCTTGCTTATGTGCAAGACAATCCAAAAACTGCAGAGAACTATGAGATGACCTCTCAAGACATCTCAGAGATGAAAGCAGTTGTTGGGGGTGACCAGCAATACGATCAAATGATTGGCTGGGCTGCTCAAAACATGTCCCCTGAGGAAATTCAAGTTTTTGATTCTGTCATTGAAAAGGGTGATCCTCAATCCATTTACTTTGCAGTACAAGCTTTGAACTATCGATATCAAGATGCAGTTGGATATGAAGGTCGTATGCTGACTGGCAATGCGGCCAAGAGCCAAGACATTTATCGTAGTCAAGCTGAGCTTGTTCGAGATATGAGTGATCCTCGATATGAAAAGGATCCTGCCTATCGTTATGACGTTCAAGAAAAGGTTGGGCGGTCTAACCTGCAATTTTAAATAAAAGGAAGGTGTAGATGAGTAAGCAATATAAAAGTTCTTCGCCTTAAACTCATGCTATTGACACTAACACTTGCTTCATTTGCTTCATGGTATGGCTTCCCTTATCACGGTAGAAAAACCGCATCGGGAGAAGTCTACAATCAAAACGCTTTGACAGCTGCACACCGAACGCTTCCATTTGGAACCAAAGTGAAGGTATGTAGCAATCAAACAAAGAAATGTGTAACAGTTCGAATTAATGATCGCGGACCATTTAACTATGACCGGGAAATTGATTTAAGTCGTGCTGCAGCAGATACCATAGGCATCCGTAGTTCGGGTGTTGGTCAAGTAACTATTACTCCTACAAGAAAATGAAAGCTTACGATCCTAAAGTCTCTTCAGTTACAGTAAAGTATGTAACTCCCACATCAACAGCACCTGCATTTAGGTCTGCTTATAATCAAACCCTTACCAACCTTTCACCGTTTGGAACAAAAGTCCAAGCTGGTGGAGCTGCCTGGGTCTAATCATGAAAGGAAAAGGCGGCAAAGGTGGTGGCGGCAAGAAAGGCTGCTGATTGGATTGGGCGCACCTCAGAGTAGGACGCCCTTTTCTTTTGGCTATTGGCCCTCCAAGGAGGACACCCTTTAGTCAGTGACAGTCTGGAGAGACAGACAAACTATAAAATGATTAATGAATGCTCGTGTCTATTACCGAGAATTCCTAAGTACTTAGGGAGAACGTAAACAACTCTCTCTTTTCTAACAATGCCTTCTTACGCAGACGCTACCCAATCAGTATTGGGTACACTTAACAAGGCTGTTGCTGACACCAGTGGCAGTCGTGCATATGATACCAAGTACGCTACTTATTTGAAACTCTTCTCTGGAGAGCTGTTCAAAGCGTATGAAGCTGCGACAATCGCTCGCGATACTATTCAACGTCGCACCCTGAAGAACGGTAAGAGTCTTCAGTTCATCTTTACCGGTCGTATGACCGCTGGTTACCATACTCCTGGCACACCTATTTTGGGATCTGGTGATCCACCAGTGGCTGAGAAGACAATCGTTTGTGACGATCTTCTCGTCAGTTCTGCATTCGTGTATGACCTGGATGAAACCCTTGCTCATTATAGCCTCCGTGGTGAGATCTCTAAGAAGATCGGCTACGCTTTGGCTGAAGCTTATGACAAGAAGATCTTCCGTCAGATTGCAAAAGCTGCTCGTGAAGCGCATCCCATCACAGCCGCTCCTGGTCCTGAGCCCGGCGGTTCGATCATCAAACTTGGTACTGGCAAACAGTACGATGCACAGGCTTTGGTGGATGGCTTCTTCGAAGCTGCCTCCATTCTTGACGAGAAGAATGTGCCCAAAGATGGCCGTGTTGCTGTCCTCAGCCCACGTCAATATTACGCACTTATTTCTCAGGTTGATACCAACATTCTCTACCGTGAATTTGGTAACACGCAGGGTTCTATGAACTCTGGTGACGGCCTGTATGAAATTGCTGGTATCTCCATCAAGCGTTCCAACAACCTGCCTTTCATGGCTGGTAGTGTTGCTGCTGTGACTGGCGAGAACAATGATTACTCTGGTGATTTCACCTACCACTGCGGTCTTATCTACCAGAAAGATGCAGCTGGTGTTGTTGAAGCTATCGGCCCCCAAGTTCAAACCACTTCAGGTGATGTGTCCGTTTTGTATCAAGGAGATGTCATATTGGGGAGGCTCGCTATGGGCTGTGGCACTCTTAATCCTGCCGCTGCTATTGAGCTGCAGGCAACCACCTGAGGTAACCCCTAATGGCTACCCGTCAAAAGATTTCGGGGCTCTACAAGTCCTCGATTGCTAGTGAGACGTGGTATCCCAAACCTCCGATTGAATACAGTCGTGCTGGTGGCAAAGTTGCTTCTATTACTCTTACAGGTAATGGCGGTTCCGGTGCCACAACTATGACTAATAAAGCTACTACTTCGGATGGAAGGGGTACAGGTCTAACTGTTAATCTGACTGCTGGTTCTGGTGTTGTCACAGCAGTTGCCGTTGGCAATGCTACTGGCACCGGTTACAGGATTGGTGATCAGATCACTATTTCCACTGCTGTTGCTGGTACTGCTTCTGCTGTAACTGGCACAGTAGCTAGCCTCTCGTACTGATCATGGCCGTTTCTAACTCTATTGGGGTTTGCACCACTGATGCCCAGCGCATCTCTGTTGCCAAAACTCAACGCCGCTTCGGCGGCTCTGCTATTGCTGACTCCGCTGTTAAGTCTGTGACTAAAGGTCTCCGTCTTGCATACCCCAGCGTTGAGTGCAATATCACCGACGTTTAATTAGTTAACACGGGGATCTTTTGTGGTCCCCTTTTTCATTATAAGTGATATGACGCTTCCTACTTCTTTAGTTGCCACCGAACTGGCTGCCGTAAATTCTATACTCGGAGCGGTAGGACAGGCTCCTGTCACTACCATCGATAAGATTAACCCAGATGTTGCTATTGCATATGACACGTTAACCGACATGAGTCGGGAAATTCAGGGTGAGGGTTGGTCCTTTAATAAAGAGCTTGAATATCCGTTTAACGCTGATACGAATGGAAATATTTTAGTACCACTAAATGTCTTGTCAATAAGCCTTAGTGATATATATGAAAATAGTGGGGCCGATGTGACCGTCAGAAATGGTATGCTTTATAACAAGACAACGCACACCTATACCTGGGACACAGACCGAACGGTTAAGTGTGATGTGGTTTGGTACTTAGAATTTAGTGATCTTCCTCAAGCTGCACGCGATTATATTGTCGCAAGGGCAAGTAGCTTTGTTGCCATCAAGGTGATTGGTGATCCAAACATTCAACAAATGCTGGGTCAACGTGAAGTTTATGCAAGAGCTGCATTGATTGAATCAGACTGTAATCAGGGTAACTATTCTATCTTTGGGTTCCCTAACGGAAGTAATTACTATAACTCATATCAACCCTATAGAACTTTAGCACGCTGATATGACTGCAATCTCTCAACGGATTTCTAATTTCCTTTTAGGTGTATCTCAACAAACAGACGATCAGAAACGTCCGGGACAGGTACGTGAATTAATCAACGGCTATCCTGACCCAACGTTTGGCCTAATTAAGCGTCCAGGTACAAAGTTTGTAGCAGAGTTAAAAGACTCTACTGGAGCTGTAATTACACCAGCTACAATTTCTGGTGCAAAATTTTTTACCATATATCGGGATAATCAGGAGAAGTACCTGGTAGCACTGATTACCGGTCAAACAAATTCAGCTAACAACAGCGTCAAGGTTTGGAAATTAACAGATGGTTCACCAGTCACGGTTAACTATGGTACCAATGCCAAGTTGTACCTTACCAATACAAAGGTAGACTATCAAGCACTGACCGTCAATGACTATACATTCATTACAAATACAAAGAAGACTGTTACAGCATTAGCTGCACCATCATTTACGTATGGCAAGTCAGCAACGATTCGAGTACTGAACGTAGAATACAGTGCTCAATACAAGGTAACTGTCAATGGACAAGTAGCTTCAACCATAACCAAAAACAGTGATACACCTGGAAGTACACCTGAGCGTATACTTAACTACGAAGACATCCTTGATGCACTTAAGACAGCAATTGATGGAAAGTCAATCAGTGGTCTTACCGTAACAAAAGTTGGTAGTGCTTTAGAACTCAGCTGCACAAGCCCGTTCACAATTGATGTGATTGGTGGTCGTGGCGGTGATGCCCTTTCAGTGTTTCAAGATACTGTTGACAACATAAGCCGTCTACCGCAGAAAAGCGTTAGTGGTCGGATAGTCAAGATTGCTAATACAAATGCAAACCAAGATGACTATTACGTTAAATACGTAGCAGACTCTGCTGGTAATGGGTATTGGGAAGAGACCATTGCTCCATTTGTCAGCCCCGGTCTAGACACTGCGACAATGCCCCACCAACTGGTTAGGGAGGCAAACGGTACTTTCACATTTAAACAGTCTGAGTGGGAGCCCAGGCTAGTTGGAGACCTTACAAGCAACCCTGATCCATCTTTTGTTGGAGAGACCATTACACAGGTCTTCTTTTATAACAATAGATTTGGCATGCTGTCATCTGACAACATTGTACTGAGTCAGTCAGGAGACTTCTTTAACTTCTTCAGCCAGTCAGGTCTTACCTCCATTGCGTCTGATCCGGTGGACATCAGTTGTTCCTCTGTGAGACCGGCAGTACTTACAGCAGTTGTACCTGTAGCACAGGGTCTTGTACTTTTTAGCAGAAGTCAACAGTTCCTAGTAACAGCAGACAACGGAATACTTACACCACAAACCACTTCCATTAAGAGTATCTCTAACTATGAGATGGATACCTCTAATATGCCAGTGGACATGGGTACAACGATTAGCTTCATATCAAAGATCTCATCCTATACAAGAGTCTTTGAAATGGAAACACGTGGACAAGAATATAGTCCTGTTGTTGTTGATATATCTAGAGGGGTTCCAGAATGGATACCTAGCACGATTGATCAGGTAGTAAGCAGTCCACAAAACAGTTTGTTGTCTCTTGGATCTTCATCAAGTAATACCTTATATTTATTCAGGTTCTACTTTAATGGGGAGTCGCGGGAGATTCAATCTTGGTTTAAATGGCAGCTACCAGGCATAGTCTTACACCACTCTGTCTTTGAGGACATCATGTGGTCTGTGACGCAACAAGCAAATGCAATTGTTTTACAACGGATTGACCTAATTCAAAGTCCTGATAGCTCAACCATTCAGAGCAAGGAAGGGGTTAATGTTGATCCGCGTCTTGACCTGTGGAC